CAGAGTCAAAGTCTGTTGTGCTACCATTACACCAAAGGGTATAGGCTAATAATTATCTTTCTAAATTAGAGTATGGGCTTATTTTTTCCGAGGACGGCCCCTGGATTTAGAGGGAGCAGTTTGTTGGGATAAAGCAACCCTGCCATAGATTGTTTTTTTAGCCACATCATCTGGCAAGTTATAAATGAATGCCCTCAACCTCATCCGTTGCTCTGGATTTATAACCCCGGCAAGCACACTAAAGTCCTCGCCAAATGCGGCTAATCTTTTTGCTTCCTCAAATGCTTCATCCTGTAATTTCATTTATAAATAAAAATGCTTGTATTTAGAAAAAATTCGTCTAGTGCTTGCAATGTATGAAAAACATATTCTCCAAGAACAACCTGGAAAGGGCTTGTGATGAGTGTGGTGGAACTGGAAGTGATTGGTATGATGAAGGCTTGGGTGAACCATGCTGGAAATGCCAAGGCACAGGCCATATAGCTACCGACGAGGGTAAGGCTATCCTCCAACTCATTGCACACCATCAGGGTAGTATCTTGCAATACTAATAATTACTTTTCTAGTCTTCTCCATCGGTCACGCCAAAGGAGATCGGCTAGACGATTAGCATAAGCTCTTACTTTCAATTCTGGAAGGTTAGGGTCAAGGATGTGTATCCCTTCGTGTAAAACAATATTGAGTCGTTTTTTACTTTTTAGTCTTGGGTCTATTTCAATTAGCTTATCAGCAAAGATAGCCTGACCATCGTTTCGTTCTCTACCTAGCTTCCTATCCTCAATCTTAATACGCCCTGGTAATTTCATCAGGCATTTTGTAGAGATTGAGATTTGTATTTGCGCTACCACACATACACCTGATGGTTTTCATTTCTAATTCACCCCTTTTAAAGGCACGTTTTAAACGCTTTGATGCAGCATCTTCAGATATATTTAGATGCTGTGACATTCGTTTAGAAGTAACCCATTCCGTATTATCAAAATCCTCTTCCCTTGGAACCTCTGATCCCATTGTTTGACCAATGGTATCAAGGATACTTTTTCTTAAATCAGCCGAGGATGGGTTTAGTTTCTTTTGGCTCATAAGATATAATCTTGGTTGATGGTAATTCCCCTTTGTCACATCCCCTCCAATCTATGATTCCTACACCGGGACGACATATTGCATCTCCAACAACCTTGTGAGCGTATTTAGTCAGCAACTGCCAAGCTGGAGTTACCATAAAGATTCCAGATCCATCGTTAAAGATTCCTCCCGTGTGTCGATGGCCTCGTAAATATATCTTTGGAACCTTATGATCTACACGGGAGTAATTCTGTCGAGCATTGCCCATTGTTATAGACATCGCTCCTGCCTCAAGGTATGCCCTAGAACTCGTCGGCATATGGTGGGCAATATCAATGAGCGTTCCGTTAATTTCAAGCAGTCCCTTGTCACCTAGCCAAGTTGCTCCTATTTCTCTAGCAATCATCTTTTCCCAATCACCAACATGGCATTCTGTTCCAGCAGTCATATAAACCGCACAAGCCATTTTAGCCAGAGGTCGTAAACACTCGATAGCTGCAAGGGTATGATCCAAATTAAGAGCAGCAACAATTTCAGATGAACCATGATGCCTACCCTCAATACAATCGCCATTGATGACCAAAGCAAACGGAGTGTCTTTAAAATGATTGGCAATCTTTTTATCCTTGTCCTGCCAACATTGCCACAACCATTGTTGGTGGAGATTATTTCCTAATCCAATTGTGTTGCCAGTAGATGTCTCATGACCATCAGGCCACAACCCAACAGTAGAACCACAATGGAGATCACTTACAATGACAACTCCAAGTGGCTTTTGTTTTTTAGTCATTAGATTGGTGGGAATATGGTTTTGGGGGGTGACTTGATGACAGCTCTTTTAAGATAATAGCCGCATCCCTCAATGAGACTTCCTCATCTTCCATCATCTCTGCAAGAGTCTGCATGGATTTAAGCCGTTCAATCAAATGGTGATTGTAGCTAATTAGATCCAACTGCTCATCACGAAGATTCTCTGCATACCATCCAGCCCCGGCAGTCCAGAATTGAGTCTTATGCTCTACTTGACCAACCTTATATTTTTGTAAACCATTAGAACCAGCTTTTGACCAAATTTCAAAAGCATCTTGTTCAGCGTTCATTATGGTTATTTCTTTTTCCACTTTGCAGCATTAGCCGCAAATGTAGCCATTTTTCTAACAGCAGGAGATTTGCTGTGCTTTAGTTCAGCGGTAGTTTTACCAGTCTTTTTTTTGACAGCAGTGAATCTACCTTTGTGACTTTCTTTAATATGAATGCCGCTTTTATTCATTGGTTGTTTTGGTTGAGAATCTATTCCAGACTCTATTGGGTTTGATATAGCCCAGAACATTACAGACATGGCAAGGACTTTTATTGGTATCTTTAAAATCAGATAAGCATTCTGGACAATAACCATTCCAGTAAGCAACACAGCCTACAAACCATTTTAAGGGGGAGAGCATCTGGTTGGTAAGTATTCTTTAAGTCAAGTTTCAAGTCAATACTCCACAGGCTAAAGAAATACAAAAGAGTAAAGGAAACTCCCCCCCTGATCCCCCCACCATCAAGTAGGAAAGCCTGTCAGAAAAGAAAAGAAATTACTGCCTACCGAGAAATCTGCAAGCAGTGTATTTCCTCTCCTTTCAATCGGGTAGGGAGTTTTGATTCTCCAAAGCCGAGTTGTTGGATCATGTGGTACGCATTCACACCCATCCTCACTTGCTATAACGGACAAGGGCCGCCGAGTGTTACAGCACTACGACGGCCCTTTCTTTTTATGAGGAAAGCTGTGTCTAGAATGCTGTAACATTCAGTTCATGCAACTTATCAAAAACGATCATGCTGTCAAGCTCAGAAGCCGTCATCATCACAACCCCTGCCTCCATACCCCCAATCTTCTTCCATTTGCTCTTCCTCCACATTATTTTTGCTGTGGATTAATTTGTTCTCCCAGTCGCTTATTTCTTGAATGTCCAAGGAAACTGTCTCTTCCTCAAAATTAAACTCTAATCCTGCCTTTCGTAGCATCTGAACTGCATAAGTAAAAGAGTCAGCCAAATCGGGTGACTTCTTTAAGCGATGCTTCATGTCGAGCTTCTTCTCAACCGCAACTTTCCTGCCCTTGTGGGTATAAAGACGACTGCAAAGTTCGTTTATCATTATCCCATGTTTATCCACATCAATGCCAACTAAACTTCTTGTTGACATAGCAGTATGAACAGCAAACCAATATTCGGTAACAAGCCTATCGTATGCTTCTTTACAGGTTCTTTGATCCAGGTTGCTAATCTTTCGATCTGTGGGCATCCCCATTGAGGAAATAGGGAACAAGAACATTGCCTCTGGATGGTATTTGCTCCACTCAATGATAATTGCCCTCATCATCTTTCCTCCATCACCAGAAATATCCAATCCAAAGTCCCTTGGATGGACTCCATATTCAATACAATCTTTAACCAACTGGATTGCTATGGATTCTTCAAAGACATCACCCACAGATGAGGAGTATTCTCTAGTTCCAAGGTAAAAACCTATGCTCCTTCCTGTATCATTCTGTCCCATACGACAAAAAGTAGCCGCACATCTATCTCCACCAGCGGTAAATGCCGGGTCAAATCCACAAACCACCTTGGTTCTCCCACTCCAAATGGGTTCATAGTTTAAATTGCACCCTTGGATAAAGGCTTTTGAGAAGATTGTAAGCTCAACAGAGTTATCGGGCCACCATCCATAGACATTTCTCCAATACTCAAGGGCATTTTTGTTCCCGTAGCATCGTTTTAGGGTATTTGCTTCTCCTTGGATGGTAAGAAATCGATCAAAGGGAGGTATTTCGGCATCAGGTAGCTTAAAGTTTGGGCTATCTTCTCCAGAAAGGTGTAATGCAACTCCTGTGCGAGTCCTCCACTTCTTTGTATAGCGTGTAACTGACTCCCATTCCATAGGATCATCAGGCTGGCACAACTCTGTATGAGGGTTATTGGCAGTAGCAGCAGGATTTGCCATTCCTCCAAAAATGAAATCAGGATTTGCTCCAAGGTTTACCCTGGTATCCAATGCGTAGAGATCCATTTCTGCCAACTCATCCAAAAACAACCTCATTCTGGCATTCTTGCGACCTCTTGTATTCTCAACGGCTCGCTTTCCTTCTCCACCTTTAGGGAATGCCAATGCTTTGATGGCATTTGTATAGTCTCGTTCAGTATCTTTGGTATCAATGCTCTCAAAAACAATCATTCTACGATATTCAACCAAATTTCCAATGGTTGCTCCCTTGTATTGGGCTTGGATGTTACGCATTGCAATCCTGTAAAGGGTGCAAACCTTACCCCATAATCGATCTTCTGAAGCATCTAAAGAGGTAGAAGCTACATATGTTGAGGTAACATTTGGGGCGCAAAGCCAATCAATTACAATGCAAGCGGCAACAGAAAAGGTTTTTCCGCTGGATGCACACCCCGCAATACCCCAATCGTTTTCATTACAGAACAAATCTATAATATCCAAGGCATAGTTGTTGGGTATTCCTTGGGATTGGAGCAAAACATCATTGCCATAAATCAAATTAAAGCAATTGATCATGTGCTGTGTGGGATTCTTTAGGTCAGTATCTTCAATCCTGATCCCTCGTTTGATCCTTTCACGCCTACCAAATTCACCACGGGTATAAACGTATGCCATTAATTCCCTAATGAATTGGGGGCTACTCTCAAAATATGGAATGCCGTATGTAGTGTCTTTTGGTGTGTCCAGACAAAGACCGTTATAAATCATGTGCAATAAGAATTGACAAATTTATAAAAAGAATGCAAATCATTTACGCAACATGAGATTAAAGGATCGTAACGGGCCAATCCCATCGGGACTTTGGTATGAGTATAGCGATGACAAGGGAACAAAGTATCGTGTAAATGGAATGGAGCTTACTTATGGGGCATCCTTCACAAATAAAGTGAAGTCAGATATGCAAAATAACAATGTCCAAGTGCCAGATAATTTAGATTACTTGATTGAACAACAAATTTGTGGCAGGATTGCTGGTCAATATTGTTGGCAAGAGGCTGGCGACAAGGTAGCGAATGTAATTCATAGCTTCGCAAACCTTGGTGATCGTGTTGCGGCAAGCCTTGGCATTAACGCCAACCTTGAAAAAACCGCAAAAGGTTGCACCTCTTGTCAGAAACGCAGACAAGCAATGAATCAAACTTTAGGATGAGGGTTTATACGCAAGAACAAAAAGATCGCAAAAATGAATTGAGTAGATTGCGATATGCAAAAAATCCACAAAAGTTTCGTGAGATTGCCAGGATTAAAAGATCTAAAGATCCGCAAAAACAGCGTGATATTGTAAATAGATCAAACACCAAATACCGAAAAGAAAGAAACGAATACGGAATTAAGTATTACCATCAAAACAAAAAA